TTGGGCACGCGAGGTACACCCGAATGCTGTGACCTCCACCTGCTTCAGCCCATACCGAGCAAGCGCCTGGCGGTCTTCTACATATTCGACCTTCTGGCGGCCCATGTCGGACAAATCATTCCACGACACCAACGCCACGGTGTAACGGGTGTTCAGCGCTGACCCAACGTAGTTAAAGCGTCCGTCGATCACGTTGGCCGATGTGAAGGTGTAGACCGGGTCGCCGGGCATGTCGCCAACGGCGAACACAGAACCGCTGGCCCAATATGCGATGCCTCGGAACGTGGATGCAAGGTCTTGCAAAACCCGATAGGCGTCGGCGGCCGTCTGCAAATAGACGTTGCAAGTGAATCTCGGTTCCTGACCACCGAAGCCGTCCGGCACCAGCTCGTCGCAGTAGCGGCCGATCTGGTACAAGCCCCACTTGTCTAACCAGCCTGACGGAATGCGTTCACCCAGCCCGTACCGATCATTGCTCACAATGTCGTAGAAGATCCAGGGAGGGCTATCCGTCCACGACAGCTTAAACGTGCCGTCCCATGTGCCGGCGTAAGTCCGACGCTCGGCGTCATAATTCGACGGCACCCGGATAATTCGCCCCTTCCAATCGTAGGAGCGCGTGGGAATATTTTGAAACTGCGAAGCGTCTACCTTGGTGCCCACCACCGCGGACATCGGGTAACGCAGCTTGGCATCAACCACCTCTGTAAGCGCGTCGACAAACGTGCGGTCGGCGATTGTGCTGCTCGATGCATTGGCAGTGAGACGAGAGACACGAATAGACCAACCAGAACGAGCCGGCGGCAGATCAATGCGGTGCGAGCGCGCGTATCGTTGGGTTGTCTTCCCATCGAAGGCCGTTTGGAGCGCAACGGCATATGCGCCACCATCGGTGCTTACCTCTACGCGGTACTCCACCCGATAGCCCGTTATGTCGCCATTGGTGGTGTTCGCTTGCGACAAACCATTAACAGCCATGGTCAAACGAATTGCCGATAGCTGGGTGTTGGTGAAGGCGCGGACCCACGGCGTCGTCGCCGTCAATTCCACATTCACCGCCGTCGTTATCTCAGACGCCGGAAATCCAGGCAGCGGGTCTTGGGTCTGCGTACCCGTGCGAAAGTCGATAGCTACGTTCTGAAAGTTCAGCGTACCGTCTTCATTGGCAATGGGTGTCCCGTCCAGGTAGACATCCCGCAACCCATTGTTCAAACCATGTGCAGGGCCATACACCTCGCCTTCCGAAATCAAGTCAATGATTCGCGCGAATGCTGTGCTATGCAGGCTGTCAGCCGACTCCTTCGGACTGCGGCCCCCGCCCCCGCTCTTTCCCCCGCCGAAGCCCATCACAGGCAGGGCGCGACCTCGGCCGCCCCCAGAAACAACAAGGGCGCCCGAAGGCGCCCTGTTGGCTCGATAGTGTTGACCTTTCATACTTGGTCCTCTGCGAAGATTCCCGCCGATATCACGGCGCTTCCGCAAATCATGCGGCCATACAAAACCGGCACTGGATTGCCCTGCGCGCTCGTATTTACCGCTCCATTGAAGTTGTAAGACGCACCATTCTCCGGGCTGTCCTGTGCGCTAAGTCCGCGCTGTTGGGGCGATAGCATCTGAATCACGCCGCCTAGGGCCAACACCGCCCCCATCTTCATCATCGCAGCGCCAATAGGAGCGCCAACGCCGGTATACGTAAGCACAGCCCCCACCACGATCATTACAGCGCCCAAGACCGTCTGAAAGAGGCCAGCGCGCTTAGCCCCGGCCATAACTGGCGCGATCCGAATTGAATCCGCCCCTACCGGGTGTTGCAACTGATCTTCGCCAATGTTTCGCTTACCCAAAAAGCAGGCATAGCGCACCCCGTGCGCATCGCTATCAGCCAGCGCTCGTTCAAACCCCGGAATCAACACGCAGAGCGCGCGTATGGCCTCCGCCGTGCTGCTGACCGCCAGCATATGGATGCGTCCGAAACGCGCGCCCAGTCGTCCGTACAAGCGCACCTCCCGCAATTTTTCGCTCACGCTTCCCCCTTGTATCGCAGTACGAGTCGCGTTGCCTCGCGCCAGTAGCCGCCGTACACCACTCGTTCCGAATCGCGCCCATACAGGTGATGGAGCATGGCGTCCGGCACGGGGAACAGATCGGGTTCTTCCTTCAGCGCCTGCGCGCCAATGAACACGCCCGCATGATTCGCGCGGTCTGATCGGATTTGCATCAGCACCACATCGCCCGCCGCAATCGACTCGCTGCTGGTCAGCGGCCGGAACCCCGCCTCGGCGTAGTGATCCATGTACAGATCGCCGCTCTTACCCGCTTCCCACCACCCGTCAGCGCGGTGGAAATCCCGCAACGTGATGCCACGCTCTCGCGCGTACCAGTCGCGCACCAAGCTGTAGCAGTCCAGAACGCCATGCGCGAACGGGCGGCCCAGCAGCGGAGCGGCGTAGCCCTCTGGTGCGACGCCCACCAACTCGCCGGCCGCCACCGCTCCGGCTTCATCCTTCGCCACCGCAACGATGAACCAAGGCAGGCCCGACGCCTCGCACGCAACGCGGTCGGCTTCGCTGGGCGCTGCTGGCACGTCGGGATGCGAGTGAATGACGGCGGTGATGCGGCCGGCCTCTTCTGCCGCCGCGTAGTCCTCTGGATCAAGGATGAAATGGTCCGTGCCTTCCGCCATATTGCGGCACGGCCGGTAGCTTTCGCGGCGGTCCCGCAGCACCACCAGCCCGCAGCACTCGCGCGGGTACGCCGCCACCGCGTGCGCCCGGATGGCGGCCATAGTTTTCTTACGCATGTTTATCCCCGAATGCGGTCCGCTGAAGGGAACCCGCCGAAGTTGATCACTTCGTATTCGCCGAACCGCTTTTTGCAGTCGGACAGCAGCCCGGAACATCGATCCAGAGCAGGATCGGAAACAGGGTTTCCGTTGACGTCGAACATCCGCGACCCGGTGTAGCCGCAGTAGGTGCCGCGATAGCCGCCTTTCGTCAGCCAGCTGCACATGCCAGCGATGATCTGCCGGGATGGCAGCATCTGGCCATTGAAGTCCAGCGCGCTCGACAGCTCAAATTCCACCACCTCGGCGGTCTCGGCCGTCTTCTGCTGAATGATCCAAACTTCTGGCGGCAGCTCTTCGTCCGGCGCAGCCGTTGAATTGCCACCCGCAAAGTTGCGCGCATCCAGATACTTGCCCAGCGTTCGACGCACGACGATCCGCGCGCCCACCAGGTCATCCAGCGCGATGCACAGGGCGGATATGACGCCCGCGATGGGGTTGCCATCCGCATCGCGCCCGATGTTGCCTACAGACAGCGTAGGCGTGGGCTGCTGCCCTTCTCCTACCTGCTCAAACCCATCGGCCTTGATGGCCCAAGGTTCGTACTGATAGCCCTGCCACCAGATCGGCCCTACCTGCGTGTAGCCGTGGAAGCGCTGAAGCGTGCCGCCGATACCGGTGGCGTCCAGCTCGAATAGGTCGACCAGACCCCCGACCTCCAGCTTTTGGACGTCTGCATAAATCCCCATGACGTCCCCTTAAGCCTGGATGCTGGCGGCCAGGACAAACAGCGCATCTATCTGTGCAGCCGTGAGGCCCAGCATGCCGGCGACTGCTGCGAGCATTTCGCTATCGCGCCGAAACTCCTGCAAATCGTCCCAGGCCCGGCGATACATGGCTGGCGTGTCAGGATCTGCGAGGACTTCCTCGGCAGCTTCGAACAGTGTGGTGTCGCCGTGCGGCGTGTGCCACATGGCCTCGCGCCCCTGGAAACGGCTGACGACCTGCGGGACCGGCGCGGGCGCCGCCGCTTCGGGGTCGTGGGCGTCTAGCACGGCTTGTACTGCGTCCTTTAGGGCCTGACTGGCGTCTTCGCTGAAAAACAGCTCGCCCTCGGCCGTCCACGAGAATGGCTGTCCGGAAAGACCCGCAACCGCGAGTTCGTCAGAGAAGTTTGGTCCAATAGTTTTCATGGTTAGATCATGACCTCGCCGAAAAGATCGAATACCCACCCCACGCCTCCAGCGGGGCCAGTGCCAAAGCCGACCATGTAAAGGGTGTAAAGGTTGGTCGAAGCAATATCATTCATAGTGGAAAAGCTGAAACCTATTTGACTTCCAGCGGATATGCTGTATCCGTAGTTCCCGGAACCAGCCGGACTACCGTTTAAAGAAAAGCGAATATACGAACCGCTTCGAGTGCTGGAACTTGTCTGCCCGCTGCAAGTCGCTTTTATCGTGGACCCAGCCCACAACAGCGCAGAGACGCCGTTATCTAGCTGAACACCAGTGTCGGCTCCCGTCGTTGGCGCGACGGTCTCCCAAAGTATGACCGGGCGACGGTTGAACCATGTCGCCACATATCGGGTCGCAGCGCCGTACTTGAATTGGCCGTCCGAGGCTGGAACAATCGCCATCCCAACTAACGTGCGGCTGACGTCCCCGGTTTTCACCATAACGCCGTCAGTACCAAGTACCGGTGCCGCAGCGCTGGAAACCTCCAGGGCCATCGTCGAGCCGCTCATATACGCGTAGACGTAACCCAGCGCACCGGGCGGCATCAGACTGTTCGACAAAGTAACGCCTGCCGTCGGCACTCTTTCTTGACGACCGTTAATAATCAACCCGTTACCGTTGTAGGGGACCAACCGGCATTGCGTACCGCTAACGTATTCAAAGCGGCATTGGCCGTGATCCTTGCCGGCGAACGTCAGTTTGTAGGCGGTGCCGTTCCAGGCATGCCAGCCCAAGCCATCGACGTAAATGTCTCCCATGTCGTTGGTGGGCATCCAGCCAGTGCTGTTGAAGGCAGACGTGACCTTCCAAGGTTGCCAGACGCCCGTGGATGAGTTGCCGAAGCGAGCAAACTTCAGCGGCTTACCCCCAGTCACCAGCAAGGTCAGTTCTTGCGAAACGACCGTCGCCGCATGCCAGAAAACTCGCATGTAGCCTGCGGCCGAGTATCCCGGAAAGTTTGCGCCGCCGGCGACCGCCGATGCCGTCCAGGTGTAGAACATGTTATCCGCAGTCAGCGTGTTGGCGTCTGTCGCGGCGGTCAGGAATTGATGCGTCATTCCCAGGGCCGTTGTCAACACCTCCTGCCAGGGAGACCAATTGCTACCGTCGCGCGCTCGCCAGTATCGGCGAGGGCCGCTCGACGATGACAAGGCGCCAGCTGAGCGGACGATGTACTCCTGAAAGGTGGCGCTAACCCCGGCCGCCTGGGTAACCTTTAAGAGCCCGCCGATTGCTACGGGGTAATTCGTACCCGCTGCGGCGCCTGCTGTGGTGGATTGGCAATAGTCCCCGGGGGTCGTGTAGGTATTCAGGTCGTGAGCCGCAGTGGGCAGCGTCGTGGCCAGCGTTGTCTGCGCGTAGGCCGTGCCATTCCAGCTATGCCACCCCACTCCATCCACGTAGACATCACCGGCATCGGCGGATGGGAGCCAACCGGGGGACGAAACCGCACCGATCATCCGCCAAGCCTGCCAAGTCCCGCCAGCCCTCGGGTCGCCATAGCGTTGAAAGATGCGGGGCTTGCCGTTACCTACGGGCAACGTGCATGTCTGAATGACGCGACCGCCATCGAGATAAGCCACTTCGACCAGACCTCCGATGATGTTGGAGGTCGGCGGCCAATTCGTGCCGCCGGTAAATGGCGTAGCGGACGTGAAGGTGTAGAACGTGTTATCCGCAGCAAGCGTGTTTGCGTCCGTCGCGGTGGTAAGGAATGTGTGGGTCATCGCCTCGCTGAATTTGGCGAGACGGACCCAATTACCCCAGCCCGCAGTGGTCTTATTGCGGTAGTAGATCGTGGAATTGTCGGTGAAGTAGGTCCGATACCACTGATGCGCTTGAATATTTCCCGCCCCCCCACGCTGAACAGTGAGGACACCGGCCACCTTCTCAGCCGGGTAGTTGCTACCTGCCACCGCACCAGCCGTAGCGTTCTGTCCGAACGTTCCATCCTGGTCATACGTGTCCAGGTCATGGGCGGTAGCCGGCAGAAGAACCGGCGCGGGCAACTGCGAGATCGGCTGGCGCCCGCCCGCGTCCAGTGACCCCACTCCATTCGCAGAGGCCTTTTGCGCCACCGGGATGGCCGCATCAGCCGTGGCCTTCACCGCTGCCAGCGCCGTCGCATCGACTACCTCTTTCCACACCGACCACAGCGTTGCCGTCTGACGCACGCGCCAAAACCGCTGCATGGACGCCAGCACGTTGGTGCGCGTGGTGTAGATCTGTAGGACGGGCGTACCCGTCGCTACGACTTCCAGAAAGCCCACGTTTGCCACAGGATAATTGGTGCCCGCCGTGGCCCCTGCAATCGTCGTCTGGTAGAACGTGCCGGGCGCGACATACGTATTCAGGTCGTGCGCGGTCGTGGGCAATGCAGCCGAATAGACCACGGGCGCCTGTGCCGCCAACAAGCGACCATCCGCGCCCAAAGAGGCGAAGCCATTGGCTTGGCCCTTCCCATCCAAAACGCCTTGAATCGCGATGTTGAGCGCCGAGAAATTCAGATTGGCCTTCTGCATCGCATCGCGCAGAGGGTCGCCCTTTTTGTCGTTGGGCGCCAAGCCAACGTTGATAGTTTCGAGTGTCGGCATAGTCTTCAGGGAATGAACTTTTGTTTGAATGTCACGGACAACGTGAACCAGCCGCCCCCGAGGGGTACAGGCTGATATCCATCGTCCATGAGAAACACAGCTTGCTTGCCCAAGGGCGGAGTCCAAAGAAAGCCCTTCCAGCCGCCGTGACGATCAAGAAAGTCTTTGATTGGCGATATTTCGGCTTCGGCGCCGAAGAACTCCAAGGGCCATTTCTCGCTGCGCGAATTGATTCCGTCCTCGGCGACTTGCGCATACCCGTCGCCAAACTGCGCGGAAAGCGTGCGAAAGCTGACGCTGCCCTGCGGATTTTTCCGAGGGCACCAGGTGAAAATTTCCATGCCTATTTCCTGTCGTTGCGCGCGTTCCAGCCGGCGCCACCCGGCTTATAGGAGCGCGCCAAAAGGCGATGAACCCGAGCGTCGACGAACTCGCCAATATCCTTGCCAAACTGCTCCCAGCCGGGCGTCGTTTCCGAGCGCGTCTGTTCGCCGCCCTGCACGAAAATGGACACTTGCACCGGGCCAGTCGATCCGTTGTCTGAACCGCCCGCAACCGTGTTCGGAATCTGGGCTCGCACGCCTAGGCTGCCGTCCGCGGCTCGCTTGAGCGGAAGAATGGCTTCCGGGCCTGCTTCGCCAAACACGCCCGCGCCCTTAGCGAAGGCAAACACCTGCGGGGTGTCGTATATCCCACCGGAATACGCGGAAAGGCTGGGCGACGTGTAGACGTTCCCCTTGGCGTTCGCCACACCCCAGCCGTTGGACGCAATCAACGATCCGATACCGTCGCCACCCGCGGCCTGGACACTGCTCGCCATAGCTTCAGTACCGGCCGCAGCACCGGAAGCCGCGCCAAACAGCGACCCCGCAATGCTTGTGACCAGGCCCAACATCGCTTGGCGTGCGGCGATCTTCGCCATATCGGCCAGAATGCTCTTCGTGAAGTCCCCGAAATTCGCCTTCCCGGTGGTCACGAATGACGCCACCGCGGTCTCCATCCCGGAGAACAGAGAAGAAAACACCTGCTGCGATTGCGCCATCAGGTTCGCAGAACCGTCGACCCACTCGTTTACGGCGAGCAGTGCGCCATTCTTCCAGTCCCCTTGCATGGCGACACGTTGCTGCATGTACTCGCGCTCGCGCTGCACCTGCGCTTGCATAGCCGCGTCGATCTGCGCAATGCCCTGCCGGTACTGCTCGGAATCCAACGCGCCCGCCCCGCCCTCGCGAAGCATCTTGTCGGTGAAGCCGTCCTGAATGCGTCTGAAGCGATCCTGTGCCTGATTGACCGAGTCGGCCAATGCTCGATCATTGCTCCCCAACGTCAGCGCGTTCGTTTGCCGGCTGACCTGCAAGTCGCGCGTCTCGCGGTAGTTGGCAATGTCCAACTGGGTCGCCCGCAACGCCCCGCGGATCTTGGCCTGGTACTTCTCGATGTCGGTCGCTTCCTGCTGCTGCGACCTCGCAATCTGCGCCTCCAGTTCCTGCACGCGACCGAGATATCGCTCGCGTTCGGCGAGCTGCTTTTTGCCGCCCGCCAGATCCGCCTGCTGTTGAACGATCTTCAGTTCGTCGGCGAGCGCTGCGCGCTGTGCGGCTGCGCGCCTGCGGATGAAATCCTCTTCTGAGAGCAGCCCTGCCGCGCGCTGGCCTTCGAGCGCAGTCGTTTCCGCGCGCAACGCCTCGTCACGCAGCCGGGCTTGAGCTTGCATCGCGGCCAGCTGAGCCGACAGCCCGTTTTGTCCCGCACTCGTCGCATCTTTGTCTTCGAACTTCTTGCGCGTTGCGGCATCGCGAGCCTTAACGGCACTGGCCGAAATCCGATCATCATTCGGGTTGACGGCGCGGATGGCATTTTCAAACCGTAGGTTCTCGGCCAGCGCAAAATTCAGCTGCTTAACCTTGTTGGTTTCCCGGTCGAGGCCATCCAGCCGCTTGGCCGCGTCAATTGCCGCTGAATTCGCCGCGGCATTCAACCCCTTAACCAGCTCGCTCGCATCCGCCAGAGCCTTTTGGTCTTCGGCATCGCGCAACGCGCCCTCTGCATTCGCTACACGGGTCCGGCCAGCGTCGTTCAAGCCTGCTGGGCCGTTGGCGCGCTCCTTCATCCGGCCAATGTTTTCGCGCAGCATGTTGATGCGGGCTTCAAGCGGGTCTTGTTCTTGCCCGACCCGCTTCATCGCCTCCCAGGCACCATCGACGGCGCCCTTTACGTCTCGCCAGGCGCGTTCAAGTAGCCCCAGCTTCTGGGGCGCCTCGGTTCCCAGATAATCATGCAGCGCCTGCGACGTTTCGCGCATGGCCGCTTCGCGGTTCCCGCTTTCATCCAAGGTGCGGATGTAATCCCACTGCGCCAGCGTCATGAAGTTCAGCGAGCGGTTATGTTCCTCCGCCCATTTCGTGACGCCATCCGGCATCTTGGCAAAGTCCTTGGACACTTCGTCCATGGCCGTGCCGGATGCCTTTTGGAACGCCACCATCGTGGCGCTCATCTTCTGAATTGTGTCGCTTGAAATCTGACCGGTCGCGACCAGTGATTCAACCGCCTGCTGCGCCTGACGACGCGAGCCGCCATCGCCCGCCGCCGCAACCGCCATGCTTTTAATCTTGTCGGCAGTCACACCGGCGTAGTTGCCAGTCAGCTGAATCGTCCGATTCAGCTGCTTGGCGTCTTCGCCTCCTTGGTACGCCGCAAATCCGAACGCGACTGCTGCGCCGGCGAGCAGCGTAAAGGGAGTAATCATCCCCAGTAGCGTGGTCCCAAGCGCCTTCAAGGCGGGGAGAATCCCGCCAAAGAGATCTTTTAACTGCCCGCCTTGCTGAAGTATCACGGTGCCGATGTTCTGTCCGGCCTGAACAGAAACAACCATGTCCGTAACCTGAGCCGAAACGCTTCGCATCGCCCACGCAGTCTCGCCGGCCGTTTTACCGTACTGATTCATGGAGCGGCTGGCCGCTCCCATTGCCACCTCTTGCTCACGCAGTCGCGCGATCATCGGCGCAGCACGTCCACCCACGCCCAGCTCAGCGGCTTGCAACTCCAACAATTCCGACCGAGTCTTGCCTATCGCGCGCACCTGCCGCTCAAGTGCCTGCACAAACCGCTCAGACGTTTGGGTGAACGCACTTCCGCCCGTCGCGCTGGCATTGACGGCCTGCGTCATCTGCCCCGCCGCGGCTCCCATCTGCGCAGCGGCGGCGCCCGCCCGCCCAAGCGCCGCGTCAGTCTTGGCTGCGAATTGAGTGGTGGCCGCTTCGGCCGCCCCGAACCCGCGTGTCAGGTCCGCCTCGTTGGCGGTCAGGGTTACGCCAAGGATCTTGTCTGTCATGTCATTCCGCCCACTGCGGTGCGCTATTGCGCAGCTATGAATACTTCCAGCGCTGCGCCCTCCATCGCCCGGATGTCTCTGAACGCCTGGCGGTGGTCAGAAGGTTCGGGCAATAGCATCTGGATCGTGGCCTGTATCTCTGTGGCCGGAATTCCTGCGCGTATCGGCGTCCCCATGGGAGGAACGAGCCAAGACCAGCATGTCGCCAGTTGCAGGAACACTTCTAGGATTGGCCAGTTGTCGTCGAACACTTCGAATTGCGTCTCGGGTTCGCCGGCACTGGCCCGCTCCATGATTTCGGCCGGCGCGCCGAGCAGCACCAAGGCTTCCAGCACGACGTCGTCCGGCTCGAACTCGCCGGCCTGCTGCTCAGCCCTCCCGCCCATGGCCCAATGGCGGGCGGCCGCTACGAGTTTTTTTCGCGCACCTGCTGGTGGGCTTCGAAGAAGCCGCTGAACAGGGGGCCGACAACCTCCGGCCAGTCGCTCAGCACCTGACCCAGCGCCTTCGCGGTGAACGGAATTGCTTCGCCTTGGCTGTCTCGCGCGCCGAGCCAGCCCGTCATCTTGTCCTTGATGAACTCAACGTCGGTGGAGTAAGTCCATTTAGGCGCCGGCGTTTTACGCACGACAGGGGGACGGCCCTGGCGCTCATTGAAGGAGTTGGTCAACGAGTCCTGAAGGTCGGCAACCTGGTCCAGCGTGTGTCGTTTGTACTGGGCAACAAACTCGATGATGACGGCATCGCCGTTTTCGCCATGCACTTGAACCTTGATCGGGCACGCCGCGACCGCGCGCTTGGTTGTTACGAATGCCATGCTTATTTCTCCCGGAATGCAAAACGCCCGGGCATGCCGGGCGCAGAGTTTTGAATTTGATGGACTAGAGCTTGTGCGGCTCAGCGGACGATGATTTCCAGCTCGTCGTTACCGGCAACGCCGGGATTCACGTTCATGTCGAGTTCCAACATCGCCACGTTGTCTTGCTCGGAGTACGCGGGGTTGGTCAACTGGGAGGACGGAGCCTTGATCTCGACGATGTTGCCCGCCACGATGCCGTGCGTAATGGAGACCGGCTTTCCGGCCCCGTCGAGGACCATCGTCGGCCAGTCGAGCTGGGCAATCGAAGGCAGTTCCAGCGCGATCTTCCCAGTGGGCTGGCGGTCGGTGATTTCCGCGCCCTCGCAGCCGATAAGAGAGCGCCAGACAAGCTGGTTCGCGATGTCGAAGTTCAGCGATTGAAGGCAACCCGAATAAGCGCCGAGGGACCATGTCGGCGTGTTCTGCTTGTTGACACCTTTCGGGATCTGGAAGGCGGTGTAATCGACCACCGAAGGACTTGCGCCGTCGGTGATGGGCTGATACGCGCCCATGAAGCGGAAGCGCATGAAGGGAATGCCCTTGGCAGTGAGGTCAAAGGAAACAGTGCCGCGCGCGTCAAGAATCTTGTGGAACAGCCCGTCGAGGTAGTAATGCAGCGTCAGCCGTTCGAAGTTGTCGGATACGGGCAAATACCGTGTGTCGGTGCCCTCCGTGATCGTCTCCGAAAATCCGCAGGCGCGCAGCAGAGGCCCCCAAGCAGGAGCCGTGCCAGCCGCTCCCGAGCCGGCAAGTTCCACCTCGCCCTCAATCTGGGCGTACTGCGTCGTAGCGATCTGCCCCGAATTGCCCATGTACGGGCGCAACAGCGCTCGCTCCACAAACTCGGCCGACAGAGGCGTCGCCGTGACATTGCGCAGCAGAATGGCATTCGCGGCGCCGGTCGGCACGGGGTCGGTGCCCGCTGCGGTCTGGATCTTCGCCAGCAGCAAGGTCTTTCGAATCGATTTTGCCATTTATGGCTCCATGTTTACCGGGGAGTGGATTCGCTCGGCTTAGCCTGCGCAATCACACGGGCCGGTGCGCTCGATGAGCACGCGCTCCCCTGTCTCGGGGTCGCGCAGGTAGCTGCCGCCCTGCCCGTGATACTGATCGGGCGAACCGGCCGAGGGTTGAGCAGCAATGCGGACTTCGGCGCCCGCCTCGGCCTGATTGATCACGACCGCGGCAGCGCTGGTTTTGGGTGTGGACATTTGATGCTCCTAGGATTGGACGACTACCCGCTGAGGGATTGCTCGTCGGTCTGATAGGTAATGCGATAACGACGGGTCACAACCTGGCGCCGCAGGTCACCATTGGCATACTTCGGCTCGTCGGTGCCGAACTCGGCAATCGCGACGATGTTTTGCCCGTCGTAGCCCATGACAAGCGGGTGGGCGGCTTCAAACACAGCCTCCGCCAGCGCGAGGTGATCATCACCGCAGGTATGAACGATCAGGTGAATTTCCCGCACGCGAGTGACGCGAGGGATAGCGCTTCCTTCCACCGATTCCGCCCCCAACTGCACGGAAACAACCTGTGCATCCTCACGAGAGATTGCACGGATGGGAGAGGGCTCCATCACCGCAGGGAAGCCGGGCGTTTGCAGGGCCTGCCGAAGTTCTTGAACGTAGGTCAGCGCAAGGGTTGTCATGTCAACAGTTCCAATAGCGCTCGCGTCCAGTGCCCGTCGCCGACGCTGACGGGCTCCTGGCGGACCCGATAGCGTTGCCCGGCAATATCTAGTTCGCTGTGATACTTCAAGCCAGGCGCATCAGCGCTGGTGAATTCGATTTCGTAGTCGGTCGAATGCACCATCGTGGACTCATCAATGACGCCTGGCCGGTCGAACCGGACCTGGAACCTGACGGGAGGCACCGCGCCGACCAGATCAGCCGGCTCGCGGATGCCTACCGAATCGAACGCCTCGTCAAACAGGGCGTTATCCCATTGCATGGTGTCAGGTGCCCATTTTCAGCTTGATGATCGCCTTGGGCCGCGCCGGCAGGTGCAAGGGATTCGACTGGCTCTCAATCTCCAGCCCCTTGCCGAACGGGAGGGGTTCCACGCGCGTGTAGTACGGCAGGCCGTCCGTATTGACGGTTTCCATGTAGTCGGCAGGCGCGAATCGCGTGATAAAGAAGTCCGGCACGCCATCGGGAAAGGCGTAAGCGTCCTCATCACCGATGAAGGGGGCTCCGTCCAACTTGCCGCGGTAGCGCTCGTAGGTGACACCGCCGATTTCGAAGGAGTCGGCCGGCTTACCGCGCAGCTCGGCGGCCTGCGCGGTGTTCAGGTACGTCTCGCGCACGCTCTTGTGGCTGATCAGCTTCTTCCAGAAGACCTTGCCGCACAATGCGCGAACGCCGCGGAGCGGGGTGGCGCCCAGGGCATCTTCGACTAGATCGCAGACATCGTCCGATTTCAGGCGAACGTCCGTGGTTGCGGTCGACAGTTCCATCGGAAACTGCTGCTGAACGATGTTGAAGGACTGATAAACGTCCAACAGCACCGTCGAGCCGTCAGAGTCGAGAATCTGGCCCTTGATGCCGCCGACACGCTGAAACTCGTGCGTCATATCGAGTTGCTGCCGGTGCTTGCCCTGATACTTGGCCACCCGCGACTCGGCCACTTCCAGCTCCGACTGGCTGCCGAAGGCTCGGATGCCCTGAATTTCATCCGCCAGCATCGTGGATCGCTGCGGCAAGTGAACTGTGTTGAACGGGATCAGCTTGCGCCCGGCGAGCACGACGGACTGGCCGACGCCGCCCCGCGGCTTTGCGGATACCAAACCCAGGGTCTGGCCGTCGTATTCGATCTGCACCACCGTAGTGGACACGCCCTCTTCCGAGTACAGGCCCAGTTGGGCGATACGCCCCGGGACAGACTGCAATTCGTTGATCGCGGCGGTCAGCGTGGAAACCGAGAATTTTTCGTCTTGGAAAATGTTGATATCGGCCATGTATGGCTCCAGAAATGGAAACGGCCGCCTGAAGGCGACCGCGAGTGTTGGAAATATGGAGGTAAGGGAGGCCGATCAGCGGACGATGATGCCAGCCGCCGCCAGCGTTTCACGCGCAGGCGCGTCCATGCCGACGAGCAGATCCGCAGCGAGCTCCGCGTCGCGCGCGATAACGACGATCTGCTGATCGTCATCGGAGGCTGGCACATTGCTGTACAGAGCCGCGTCGGCCTTGATCGGTGCATCAGGGTCCGCCCCCGGCCCAGCGTAGGCGACATACTTGCCGTCACCGCCCAGCGTGAGCAGTTGGCCCGCAGCCAAGGTGACGGTGGTGGCGGCCAGCAGCGCGTTGTCGCGCGAGCGCTGACCATTCGCTTCGGAGAGAATGAAATCGGCGGTGCGGGCTTTTTGATAAATGAAGGGCATGGTGACTCCTATTGAGCAGAGAGGGCTTTTCGTTTGGCGTAGATCGCCTGGGAATTCGGCCCGCTCTGCTTCGGGGCCGATGAATTGGTCGGAGGACGGTTATTGATCGGTTCTCCCGAGTCGGCGAGAACCTGATCGAACAGGCGCGCTCGCGCTTGGTCCACAGTGAGACCGGCAGACACGAATCCAGCAGCCTTCTCGGGCAACTTTGCCGCCAAGCAGATGCCGGCGATCTCTTTGGCTTGCGCAACTAGTTCATCCGCACGCAGGAGACTATCGAGCGCACCGCTGACCAACACGCCCTCCGCCAACTCGGCAATTCCCTGTTGGCGGCACGATGCGTATACGCGGGCGGCCAGAGCCGACGCCGTCGGCAAATCCGCGGGCGGGGTAGGCTCGGGTTCGGGTTCGGGCGCGGGTTCGGGTGCCGGATCTCCCCCCTCCAGGGCTTTGAGCATGGCTTTCACGTCGTCGGGCAGGTTCTTGTGCTTCTCGAGCACCGCGGCTGCGCTGTCCGACATTTGCAGGCGAATCGGGTCTTCGATGAGGTCGCAGAAGCCCATGGCCTGCGCTTCGAGCGCAGTCATCCAGGTGGTCGCGTCCATCATTTCGATGATCTTGTCACTGTCCAATCCGCTCTTGCGGGAGTAGGCCGCGACGACACCGTCTCGAATCCGATCCATCATTTCTGCGGTCGTGCGCAGATCCTCGGCCGTGCCGCCGGTGATGATCCATGCGTTGTGGATCATCAGCTGCGTGTTCTCCGGCATGATCAGCTGGTCGCCGGCCATCGCTATCAGTGAGGCGGCAGAGGCGGCCACGCTATCCACCCGCGTGGTCACCCGGCCGGCATACCGGCGGAGCGCGTTGTAAATTGCGAAGGCGTCGAAGACGTCGCCCCCTGGGCTGTTCAGCGAAACCAAGATGTCGGCGCCACCCGCCGCTGCTGCGTCCAGTTCTGCTACGAACGCTTCGGCAGTCGTGCCCCAGAACCCAATTTCGCCATAGATGCGAATCTCGACCACAGGCTTATCCGCCTGCGCGTTCGCGGTGATCGTGTACCAGACCTTCTTTGCCATATTGGCTCCATTCATTGATTGAGAGGGTCGGGGCGGCCGCCCCCTTCGGATACTGTCGCCTTACCGGCGCTGGTCGTGTGCCGGGGGTCGCTGTCGAAAACAAAGCGCTCGGCGTCGGCCATTTCGTTGTCCGTTCGGATTTCGGCCGCAACGTGATCGGGGTCGTCGCCTTTCTTGAGGATGATTGACGACCGGCTGGCAAACCCGCTTCGCACAGATTCCTTGTCGGCCTGCACGTCCTGCACCGGGTTGAAATAAGGCCATCCTTGAGGCACCCACAGCACGCGCAGCCATTCACGGCGGCGCCGATGGAAGTCAGGCATAGGGAACGTGCCGGACAGTGCAAGAGCATCAATCCAGGCGTTCCACACTGGGCGGCAAAACTGATGAATCACGCAGTGCCACTGGTACTGCTCTATGAGGCGATGGAACTCATTGACGACAACCCGGAGCGTTCGGTCACTGATCCCCCGCAGATCGCCCGTGGCGATCTCATACGGGACGCCGACGGAAGCAAATGCCCCCATCAGCTGTTGCCGCATAAACCCTTCATAGTTGTTCCCAGCGTCAGGCGGGCTGGAAAAAGTCACCTCTTCCCCCGGGGCCAATTCCTGCATCGTGCCCGGCTCCATGGAGACCAGCGGTGTGCCATCGCCATCAATCTCGTAGCCGTCGGACTCGCCAGTGAGCGGATTAATTGGATCGGCGTCGGGATCAGGCTTCGTGATGAATCCGGCAAAGAGATTTGCGACCTCTTGCCGGTACATCACCGCGTCGTCCAAGTTATCAATGGACTTCAGGCGCAGCAGCACGGTTGCCAAAGCAGTCACGCCACGCACCTGGCCGGGCCGCAGCATCGGGTAGGCGTGGATTACCTGATCCGCAGGCACTCGCACTATCTCCTGCTCAATCCCGGCGCGCCCGAAATCGCCCGGATGGCGGCGCCACAGGTGATAAACCGACCGCCGTCCGATGGCATCGAACTCCACACCATTTACGACCTCGCGGCCATTCGGGAGTGAAAATGTTCGCTCAACTGGAAGTTGGTCGCCTTCCAATTGCTGTAGCTGCAACGGCACGGCCAGCCCGTCTTGAGGACGCCGAGGACGCAGGCGCGCCAGAGTTTCACCATCCTGGAAGATGCTGCGAACCGCCAGCGCCTGCATGCCGTAGAAATCCAGCCGGCCATCAGCATCAGCCTCTTGTACCCAATCGGCCCAAAGCTCCTTCAGTGCCCGCCGTACGGCCGGATCGGGGTGTTTGGGGTACGGCTGAATCCCCGTTCCGATGACATTGGTCACCCATCGCGTCGTCGCGGTGAGCGCCCAGGGATCATTGCGCACGGCGTCTCGCGCGCGCCGCCGCTGCAATCCCAGATTCTGAGTGGCGGCGGCGTTTGGCCCCGCGCCCGATGGATTCCAGTTTCTAGCCCGGCTACCCGTTGCGCTACCGCTTTCGTAGCTGCTGCTCATTTGCGCGCTCAGGCGACGGGGAACCAGCAAGCCCGAGCTGCGCTGCTTGAGGTAGCTCATCGAATCCCCTTCCCGGCACTGCGCAGTCGGAACTGTCGCGGCCGCCCTTTGCCCTTGCTAAGCTCCCACTCCACATGGGCGCGGGCGCGCATCAATTCGTCCGTGCTACGGAAGCGCACGCGCTTGCCGTCGTACTGGACCTCCAACTGGCTGCCCGCGATAGCGCGGTCCAATTTCTCTAGATCGGCCTGGGTGTATGCCATGGATCTGTCCTATGCCTTTAATGTGGTTGCTGGTAAGCGCCCCTCTTACCTCCGCCCTTTCAAATAGCTTGAGGGCGCAGCACGGCGGCGGGCTGGGCGCGCAGGCGCCCTTGGGGCCGCTGCGGGCGAGGCTGGGGCCGCCCGCCTTGGCTTGGCCGGCTGCGGCTCGGTTGATTGCGTCGCTTCATCGTCGTGTTCGGCAGGCGGCGGCAATGCATCCAGCTTTGCCGCCATCCCGTCCCACCAGGCGTCTGTCTTGCGAGAAAGGCCCAGGTGCTCGGCAACCCAGAGGGCATAAACGGCGCAGTCCCACGTTTCCACGCGCTTTCGAATCGCCGTCCAGAGCGTGCGGACACCGGTAGCCGTCTTGCGCGCAACACGCACCTCGCCCGAGAACTGTCTAAACCACTCTTCTGGCAGATCCGCCGACAAGTGGACGTAGCCCGCCCCCGGCGACTCGATAGCTAAGCGACTATGCAGCAGGTCTTTGGCCAAGTTGGTGCCGACGTGCCAGAGGATGACGCCCTTCTTCAAACGTTTTCCACGCCAGTCGATATCGACCTGGCCGGCGCCGTCCTTGATCGCCTTCTCACCGAAGGGCCGCCCACGTACCGCGAACACTCGGCGAGCCTTGTTCCGCCGTGCGAAGTCATAGACCGCGTTCGAATGGTGGCCGCCCGAGTCGATGGCAGATGCGTAAATGCTCATTTGCTGGCCGCCCTCATGCTGAAAGCGGCGTTCGAATAGGTATTCGGCCACGCTGGCCCAGACTCCATCTTCGGCTGGGTTACCGTGAAAAATCTGGTGATCGATCGTCCACATTTCTTGGCCGCGTCCAAATCCCCAAACGCCAACCTCGACCCGATTGCCCTGTGTGTCGCAGCCAGCCAGCAACAACGTGCAGCCCATCGGCACCATGTTGTCGCCCTGTCCGGGGAGCCGGTAAGCCTCGATCTCCGCGCGCCGCTTGAGTTCGTCGGCCTCCATTTTCTCGATTTCACCTTCCCAAGCCTGACCAAGCGTGGTGTTCCAGAACGTCTTAAGCGGCTCGTCGTCACCTTGCTGTGCCTTGGCATAGGCGTCCTGAAACTCGCGGACCAGCTTTGACCAGCTGACCATCGGGCTGTACGCGGTCCAGACTTGAAAGGCGACCCGCTTGTGAGCCGGGACGATCTCGCCCGCCGCGTTGCGGAAGATTCCATCACGATCAATCGTCGTTCCGTCCGTGCCGAACCAGAATCCATCCTCCGCCGCGGCCAGGTACTCGCCCTGCGTCGTCAACACGCCGCAATGCGGGCACAGGTGCCGAACCGTATCAGGGTCGCCTTTGAGCCATTTGAATCCGTTGGGTTCGTCCTTCCCGCCCCAGGTCAATGCGTGATGTTCTCCGCAGTGGGGGCAGGCTATGTGATAGTCGTAGCGCGCATCTGCGCCGGCCGCACGCTTGTCCATCAGGCAGGTCTCTTTGAGCTTGGGCGTGGACCCAATCACCAGCTTAGGAAAGGTTGCCCCCTCCAAACGCTTGCTTGCCAGCTGCCCGGGATCGCCTTCACCGTCGATGTTCGAATCGAACGAGCTGAATTCGTCCAGCACGGCTACGCTGATCGACAGACGCCGGTAGTTGTCGCCAGAGCGCCCCCCACGCAGGTGCAGGACGCTACCTCGGAACTTCTTCACCAGAAGTGTGTTGTCTTTGTGGCGCGCCAACCGAGCTGGAAAAATCGGATGCATGGCGGTCACGTCCCGCAGCATCGGTTCCAATTCCGTTTTGACGAACTCGTCCCGGGCGCTGTCGGTCGGCTGCCATAGCGCTTGGTTGCGGCGACGGTGTTCGGCGAAGTATCCCAGCGCCGCCAAAACGATTTTTGTGTATCCGACCCGAGCCGACTTGATGACGTCTACTTCGTGGACGTCATCGCTTCCGATGCAGGCCAGGATCGCGCGCTGAAAAGGCCAAGCCTCCCACCGCTGCTCGACATACGACGATTCCGCCGACAGATAAAAGTGGCGCTCCGCCCATTCCCGCAGCGTCATCGGCTCCGGCGCGCCAAAGGAGGCAAGCCCGCGTCGAAGCGCGCGAGCGACCGCCGCGCGATTGTCTTCTACGAGCATCCCTAGTCCTCATGGTCTTCGTCCGCTTCGATATCCTCCAAGGACAGAGCCGCAACGGCATTGCGCGCCTTGGCTATTTCTCGTCGCAGGATCGTCAGATCCGCATCCGTCAGATTGGGCAGGCGGCGTTTCAGGATTGCCGGGATGGCATCTAGAGTGGCGGCCACCTTCGTCCCAGCGCGCACCAACACATCCTCCAGCACGCTGACCGGGGCAAGTTCGCCCCGCGTGACGGCGTTTTCCATTTCCACCTTGTCAGCCTGAGCCGCATTCAGTCGTGCCTTTTCTGCCGCCGGATCAAGACCGGGCGCGTCAGGGTCTTGGTTGCGCCCGGCTGCGGTGTCCCGCAGGTTCCCGCAATAGGCCAGCAGCCAGTTTCCGAGCGTATCGCCCGCGGTCATCACCCCGCGCATCAGCAAGCCACTGATCACGGGCTGCGTGACACCCACCAGTTGCGCGAAGCGCGCCTGCGTTGTCTTCTTGTCCGGATCAATCATCTTGCGGTCGCCAAGGCGGCGTCCCATGCGGTTGAAAACTCGGCGTCAAATCGCTCGCCGTAGACCTCGGTGGCCGTCTCATAGAATGGCAAACGCGGCGTGTACGTCGGCTGGTCGATTGCCAACAGCACCGGCTTTACATCCGCCCCGTGCGTACCAGTCTTGCGCCAAACGCCAGCCGGCAAGTGCTGGCGGCGATTGCTGCTCATGGACCCCTTGCCGCGGGAAATGAAGTACTGCACGCCGTTGATCGTGCGATAGCCCTCTTTCGAGGTCGACACCTGCGCAATGCGCGCGCGGGATTTGGCACTCGCGTTCGCGCGATAGCCCTGCTCTCCGAATGCCTCGAAGTACGACAGCAGTCGGACGGTCTGACCGCGCGACATATTCCCGTAGGCGTCGAGTTCAGCGCCGGCGGCCGGCATGAGGAAGCTGCCGACCGGAAGCCCAGATCGTTGCAAAGCCCGCTCCGAGCGCTTGTGACGGCGCCCGCCGCCCAGCACCTGCGGCGAGAGATACCTGTCGGCCCCGATTCCCTTCGCCGTGGCGTCGCGATAATCGATCCTGGCCAACAGGTTCTCTTTTGTCGCGCGGCTGACCCGCAGCGCGTTGAGCGTGTACGGCGTGGGCCTATCGAAGACCTGGCGAGTCTGCTCCACCAGTGCATCACGAACCGCCTGAGCCGTTTTGTTGAGCGCCACCGCAGTCGCAAATGGCAATTGCCGCTTCGCCGCGGCGTAGTAGTCCGCGCCAGCGCGGAGCGTGGACGTGAACTTCAGCATGGCAACCCCAAAAATATAACCCCCCTCCCCAGAGAAGGAAGGGCGTCGATAACGGGCCGTCAGAGGCTAACCCGTTGTTTTCATTGAACCTTGAGCCAAAATTATTATTACCCCCCTTGCACGCCTCATAACTAGCGAGCGTCCGGGGTTCGAATTACCCTTACCCCACGGATTTCTCCAGGGGCCCCCGGGGGTTTCGCCGCGCTTCCGCAGTCCTTACGACGCCTCTATCGCTCCATTGGCGAAACATTCGCCGCACTAAACGCATCCACGGCAAGTGCTCAATCCCCAGGCAGTGGCGCGCATCCTGTGCCCGGTGACCTACGCGGTCGAACCGCCTATGTGCGGCGCGACGCCCGGAAATTCACAATCCGCAGATTGACCGCCTTCTGGATCTAGCGCACAGTTCAAAGCTCGAGGCGATGGAGGCGGCGTTTCGAGAATTGGGCTGCCGTCTGCACATTTCCGTCACCTAAATGGAGGTGGAATATGCGCGTACTTATCGTTGACGACGACTCAGACACCGCCGAACTGACTGCCGAATGCTTGATGGTGGATGGTGACGTCACCGTCCAGATCGCCAGCAACGGAGACGCCGCCCTGCGCGCGGTTGCCGAGTTCGCACCGGATACGATTTTGCTAGATGTCGATCTTCGGGACGGTTGCGGGCTTGACTTGGCTATTGAGCTAAAGGTCTTAAGTCGCGGACGTGCCCGCATTGTCATCTTCAGCGGGACCGTGCCTAGATCTGCCGTAGGATCTTTGCCACCAGGCGTGGACGCCTGGCTTGCAAAACCTGCGCACCTCGAGGAAATTCTAGCGTGTATTACGGGGAAGCCAGATTCCATCTAAAGGCGCATCGGCCGCCTTCTATAGCTGCAATGCAAAAGCCCCGAACGGAACTCCGTATCGGGGCTTTGTTGTATGAGAAGCGGGTGGAGAAGACCAATTCCCCGCTGCGCTCGGGGCTTGGCCAAATCAACCGAGGGCTTTTGACTCGCGTCGATATACACTCGGCCGATAGACTCCGGTCATCAGGCCGATCAGGAGACCAGAAGGCAGACGCAATGCTTAAGTCGCGGATCCCTCACCGCTACGAATTGGAGCCAGAGCACATGGGCCACGCCGCGCCTCGCACAACAAAATTTCTGGTGGAGTTGGTTGGAGATCTGGAGACCGTAAACGGCATATGTTCCAGATGCCCAGAAGGCATTTCCCTTGAAGAGAATTTCGTGGGCTGGGATGCGACTCCAAGCCCGCTGATCCAGGCGTTTTTTGTTGCGAATCAAGGCTTGGGAGCGGATACGGCGGCGTTACTGTTCGCCTTGGCCTTAGAAGATCTGCCTGCGCGAGGCGGCCCTTCTTTGTGGGTGCTGGTAACCGTGGGCATCGACGTCGAACTGACAACCATTGAAGACCATTTCCGTCGTATCGCTGAGAGCAACTGGATAGACATTCGGTATTCAACGGCGCCAGGCCCCGTCATTCAAGTCAAAACCACAAATATGACCGCGCTCTTAAAAGGCGCGGTAACGGCCAGTCGCCAAGCTGGCCAATAAGTTTCGCAGTCAGATCTGCGCTTGTGGCGGCAGCGAGAAGCGCAAAGCCTCATCTGTCATGCCCCGATGGGCTCCTTGTTCGAAACGACCTGGATTTACGTCGGGGGACCTAATGTCGGGTGGAAGGTTCGACGATAAAGTGCTGACGATCCCGGCCATCTAACTCTGCGGCAGCAAGCCATCGTGGAATGACGCCTCGTCCTGTCCATGTTTTTCCCGTCTCGGGATCTCGGTACTTCGGCGCCACTCTGGACCGCCCATCAAGGCGCGGCATCGGAACATCCGAAGGCTTGGGCGAAAGTCGCTCATATGCGGCCGTTATCTCATCCGGCATGATTTGGGACTGACGCATCAAACGAACAATTTCGCGAACAGCCAACGCTCTCCTCTTCGCACGCAGCACGTACACGCGCTGCTCTAACTGACTGATTTCTGTCGACAGTACTTTCAGTGTGTCTCTTTGCTTCATGGCGGCTCCCTCCAACCGGCTAAGGCACTTTATTCCTGGCGGAATTTTGTAGGGAGTCAGGGGTTACCCTTGTTGCAGCCGCGCGAATTGTCAAAGGATAGGAAAAACCCTTGTCGCCGCCCGTTGTGACATTGGATGTGGACTAAAGGTGTATTGACCAACCGGATGGATAGTGCCCCAATCAAGGCGCGGAAATCGGCAAGCCAGTTCAATGGAGTTGCGCCATGCAAACTGTCTACACAAAGCGCCCTACAGTGTTGATTGCGGTCAGCCCAACCGGAACGACCTTTGTTATCGAGCGTCGATGCCGATCGCTGCCCTGCGATGATGGCGAGCAGGGGTTCTTCTATTGCTGCTTGCCGGACGGAAGCGCCGTATCCTGGATGGGCGAGAACTACTACCAGTTAGCGGACGGTACAACGCTGCTCGCGGTGGCATGCCGCCTGACGCAGCCTGAAGTGGTTGAATCGGAACTGACGCGAATCGATCCTGCCTAGCTGGGTTGGGAATTGCGGCGCTCGACGATCCAAGGGCCACGCGGCCCGGCGCAGGTTCACCATTCCCTGGCGGTGGCCTGAGTGCTACTGTGAAAGTCCGCGGGGTTCACTCCGGAGCTACATCATGATGAAAAGTCCGGAAGCGAACATCGCCCGCGCCGTCAGCCTCGAAGTCGGAGCATTTGAAGAGGACCTCAACGCGGTTATCATGCGCGTCGAACACGTACCCTTAACGGACGCTGCCGCAGAGGCAACGCCCGGTGTATTTGTTTTAATCCTAGACAGAGAGCAAGCCGCAGACCTCAAGCGACAACTGCTGAACGCACTAGGATGGTTTGGCCCCGGCCCGTCACGAGCCGCCCATTGAAGATCCCGGCAACGGGCCAAGCAAACAAAAAGCTCCCAGCTTTGAACTAACTTCCAACGGTCGCACCGTCTATGGAAGCCTCGATACGAGGAATGAAACTTCGTTTTGATGGTTTGGGTATCGACTATTTAGAAGGGCGGCAAAGTCCTTCTTGGAGATTCGGTGACGGTAAGCGTCGTGCAACTCAACCATAAATTGGTTCGCCTCGGCTTCCGTATCGATGGGCATGCGCTTGTAGTTCGGATCCGCCTTTATCTGCTCCACCAGCGAGTCGAACCATGCTGAGAACGGCTTATCTTCCATGGCCGCCACAACGCGAGGATCGGTATTCGCCGCACATCCCTGTATCACGGGCATAGCCAATACGCAGGCTAGTAAAACAGCGCGACCGACGTTCCTGACTCTCATTGTCATGCTCACATCTCCCTGGCTTCTTGGACAAGAGCAATGAAGATACATCGATACGAGTCTGATCAGCAAAAAAGGTCGGGACGAAGCAAAAAACCGGCTGGCTTTCGATTGGCGAGTCTATGGACGCAGTAATACACCTATCCGTTAGGGACCTACACGGTGGGCGCGCTATCCGCCTATAAAGTCGTCCGTCGCAAGACGCTTGGACCCAAATCGAACTTCGTGGCCCGGGCCTCTGTCTTGCTGGCAGGCACGGGCCTGACCTTCTGCCGGGAAAAATCCTGCGAGGTCCCACGGAGCAAGGCGCAGCACCGCCCAGCCCTTCACCCATCCAGGGTTATCTTCGTCCAGCTCGTAGTCCATACGGCCTCCTAGGAATGGAGACCGAATGATAGCCGGAGCACCCGGCACCTACGCCAGCACAACTTCGACTTCGCTACCCGGCTCCGCTTCGCACTTCAGTGCAAACGCGGCTACCGGTCCGAAGTCGGTATCAACCCACACCGCCACCCGGCGGTAGTAGCAGGGAGCTCGCACCTTGCCCATAAGGTGTTCGGTATGCACCCGCTTCTGCCTTCCGTCTGTCGACGCGGCATAGACATGCACATCTGCGCGTGCAGCCGAATAATCGGCGCCGAGCAACTTGGTAACCCGCAGAACGATATGGTGCTGAATTTGGCAAATATCACTCATCGCGGTCCCCAAATGAATGGCCCCGGCCGGTATCCCGGTCAGAACTGAAGTGGAGCGGGCTGCGGGAATTGAACCCGCGTAGGCGGCTTGGAAGGCCGCAGCCTGACGACTCGGCCAAGCCCGCTGGTTGCGCGGCTGGGATTCGAACCCAGGGACAATCCAGTATCGGAGGCGCGCCCCACTGAAAAGTCTATAGCGGCCTCACCCTTCGTCCAGACCTTTCGGCGATCTCGGGCACCGCGCAAAAACGAAAAAGCCCGCTGCTTTCGCTGGCGGGCTTTCTGTGTACGCACTTATTCAAAGTGACTAAACAGGACGAACTTTAGCAGAGAAAATTCAACCTCGCAAGATCTCAATCACAAAGGCCTTTTGCAGACAGCAGGTCCGCCGCATGCTCCATCGCCAGCGCTTCGACGCCCTTCTGGCCCGCACTGCGTTCGCCACCTTTCTGCTTCGTGGTTCGCGTGCCATACAGCCACAGTTTGATCTTCCCGTTGTGATTGGTTGCGGTAGCGGCGCTAACGCCCGCCCGTTCGGCGGCATCCGACAGCTTCACGTCCTTGCCAAAGTAACGCGCCACAATCGCGTCACGCAGCACACGCGGCGTCGGATGCGCCGACAAGGCGCCACACGCAGCCGCGTCAGAGATTTCGCGTACCGCCGCGAGCCAATCATGCCGATCAACGGTGCCCTGGCAGCATTTGCAGCGGTCCGTTCGGGGCGCAAAGCGCGCAACTAGGATGGCTCGGTACAGGCGGGGCAACGGATCCAGCGCCCCGAAGACAAAGGCGGCCTGCCCTGCCCCGTCAGTGCCGCCCAAGCCCTTACCGTCTGACGGCGCCGGCGCCATGCGAGCCATCATGGGCTTGTCATATACCTGGTCGGTGTGGTTATAGGCGAAGGTCAGCGCCGCATGGGCGGTTGCAAACAATCGGCTGGGTTTCGCCTCTACGACCGGGGTCGAAGCCAGGCGGGAAAGGGTCAAGGTGGTCATCAGATAATCCCCGGGGAATAAGTCACTTTCGCGGGCAGCATTTCCCGCATCCATTGCATTGCCGCTTCCCAGCCCAGCGTGACGGCGTACCGCCCCCGGACGGGAAAAATCTTTGGGTTCACGTCGTGGGCATCGACCATCACCGATTCGCCACGCGCCCCCGTTTGCCTGTAGATCAGCACCGGTACGCCCTGCTCGCCGGCCTGCTGCTGCGCCTGACGCCACCATGCGGGCAAGCAGAGCATGTTGGCGTGCTTGCATTCGATGCTGATGCGCGCGAAGGCCGGATCGTCCGCCACCACGTCGCTATCACCGACCGCGTTGCGCACGCGCCGCCGCCAAACCTTGCCGGTTGCCTCGGTCAGCATGTTGGCCACCTTCCGCTCAAACGCTGCACCCTTGTTGCGTGCCATTGCGCCGCTCATGGTTGCGCCCCCTGCCCCGCGTCCAGGCGCAGCGCGTTCCGCGCCATCGCAACGATGCCCGGCGAGTAGCGTTTGCCTTTGGGGTCATGGGTTTCAGCGATGATCCGCTTCCACCCCCGCAACGGATCGCGACCAGACTGGTTCATGATCCCCGTCGCACCGATCTTGCGCATTTGCTCTTCCGCCTGGGCACGACTGAGCGACGTCTTGGGCGGCGGCGGCAAAGCCTTGGCGATGACGGGAATTGGCTTCCATTCGCCACGGGCCAGCACTTCATTCAACGTTCGTTCCCACCGCGCCTTCATCGTCGTGTACGGGCAATGCTGAAGGTCGTGCGCCCCCACTTCGACCGCCGCCCAGAAGATGGCCGCATGGGGCCAGGTGCCCGGCTCGCCGTTGTGTCGTGCCGCCATTCCCGCAACCGCCGTGTAAAACGCGACCTCGGGTTCCAATGCCGGACGGCAGGCGCGGATGAATTCGCCCACGCTCGGAGGCCAGTCTGGTGACATGCGGCGGCAGGCGCGCAGCCCTGCGGCCACGTCCTGCGGCGTCAGGTTCTCTTCGTCAAAGGCTTCGGCCCACGCCGCCTTCCAGTTCTCGATGCTCTGCATGTCCGGAAAGTCCTTCAGCCAGCGGCCGCCATACGTGCCGGACATGCGGTTCCACAGGTGATCGATCAGGGAAATGCCTTCCAGCTTCGCCAGGGGCACAGCCCAGCGCGAGCGCTCAGACGTTGATTGTGCGACCGTCGTCATAGTCGTTGCCTCCTTGGGTGCGATTGCGGTTCACGTAGTCGGTTGGGTTGAACTTGCCGGGACGCGGCGCGCCCCCTGGTGCGGCGCCGCTGGGCGCAAACAGGCCCTGCCAGCTTTTGCCGATGGCGTGCGCGATGACAGCCTCGGGCGTGTGGCCCTCCTGATTGAACCCGGCCAGGTCCCTGAGCTGCTGCTTGGCGGCCTCTTCGGTCAACGGCTTGCGGATCTGCACGCGGTGACGCACCCAGCGACCCCACAGGTCCGCGTCCAGCCAGTCCGGCAATTCCAAGCACATCGGGTCGAACCCCGGCGAGCGCTTGCGCGCGCCTGTGACGGTTCTTGATGGTTCTGACGGTTCTATGACGGTTATATGCGGGTGCAACGCGTTGCACCCTTTCGTGTCGCCGTTTGCACCCTTTGCGTCGTCAGTTGCACCCTTTGTGGCGTGGATTGCACCCTTTTCGGGCGTTCGGGATGGTGCAATTTCTGCACCCTTTTCTTGCTCAGAGCCTACCGGTTTGAGGGATGCAAAATCTGCACCCTTTATCCAGGCCTCAGAAATGCGGTACTCGCGGCGCTGATTGCGGCCACCGTTGCCCGAATTCACCAGGATCAACCAGCCAGCCTGCTCCATGCCGCGCAGTTGGTATTGCACGGCACGCACTGACTGGCGCGTCTTCTCGGCCAGGGACGCGATGGACGGATAGATGCCCGTGCCCTGGTCACTCGAATGATCGGCGAGCGCCAGCGCGAGGATCATTTCGCCGCCGCCGTTCGGATAGCGGTCGAACACCATCCCCATGACTTTCACGCTCATGGCGATTCTCCATACAAAAGTTGAAACCCGCGCTCGGCCTCATCGGGCCATTTGCCCATGGCGATGATTCGCTCACGCGTCAGGCGCAAGCCGGGAATGAAATAAAGGAGCTTCTGTTCCAGCGGGGCCGAAGACTGATCAATGAACCAGTGGCAAGGGCCACAGCCGAATGCGATACACCAGTCATGCGCTTTGATTCCTTTGCCCTTGCCGTCGCGCAGCAAGTTGGAATGGCAGGCCACAGTGGTATCCGTGCCGCCCTGGCAATACCTGGGCACGCGAAGCAAACATTCCTCGCCTTCGGCAAGGTCCAGCAGCGACTGGTTGCGATAGATCGTCTTGGGCGGCTTCTTGCCCTTCTTGCGCGCCTTCATGGCGGCACGGGGCGGCGGCATTGGAGTGGTCCGAATCGGCGCAGCCAGCATCATCGGCGTGCTGCGCTTCATCGGCGTCTTGTTCTTGAGGGGGGTGCGGCGCATCAACGACATTCCGCCCCCGATGCAGCTTTGACCCGCCACCAGTACGGAAACTTCCAGCCATTTGTGTGGCGCTTGACCAGGCCGGCCTGGGTCGCATCGAACAGGAACGACTCAACCGCGCGGGCCGCAGCAACAGCGCGCGACGTGCTGGGCCACGGGTCCACCGGCACCAGAGCGGGCTGGACGATTTCCTGTAGCGCCTTGATATCGACCCGGCGCGGGGTGTCGATGATGGCTTGCTTGACCGCTTCCACCGTCTCAGGCGGCACGCGGTAGCCTCGGAACATGTGCAGGCAGTCAGCCATAGATGCCGCTCCACTCCACAAACGGCTTGCGTACGGCTT